CGTAATAGAACAAATCAATGTGCTTGTGTCCAAAAGAATCAAGCGTAACCATGTACTTGCCTTGCTCTGTCGGTTTGCCAATTCTCCAACCATGTACGGCATCGGCTGAAATCGCCTTTTGTGCATTGAGCATCACTTCAAGTTGAGAGTTCCGTTTCCGCATATTTTCGCTTTCTCTTGCGTACTCAAGTTCAAATGCCCTTTTAGCATCTTCAAAGCCTTTCTTGTATTGTTCGCTCTGTGGTACGGCATCGGCTGATGGTAGTGCTTCAACGTATTCAATTACCGACTCAACCCCATACACAAATTCTCTACTTCCATTTTCTTCGTCATAGTGGTTTAACCGAATTGGGTATTTGAGAACATCGGCTCTTGAAATCAAATCACCCTTTGGCAATTCGGCTGATGGTAGTGCCTCTATTCGTTGTATGATTCCGCAATTTCCGTCTGCCATTGTTTCGCATTTATCACGACTTGTATCGCATATTTCACGGCACACCGCCTCTATCGCATCTTCTCGTCTTATTAGGTCACTCATTTGTGTACCTCTCAAACTGTTCTTTGGATATTTCCTGTATGTCTATCTCTCCGAGTGCCGCCATCGTGTCGGCATGACCGTTCTCCCAACCAAATCTATACATATTGATGGTGTGTCTTGCGCCGTCCTCAAAGCCTTTCTCGTAAACTTCCTCAATAATCGGAATCATCAGTTCTCTAATTTTTTCTCTTACCATTTCTTTTCCTCCTCTTTGCGAGGGGTTATATGATTTTTCATACAACCCCTGCGCTCGTATTCGCTCGTATTCGGTCGCATACGACCGTATCACATCGTATCAATTTCCCATTGTACTGACAGTTTGATTCTCTTGGGCTTCGTTACTCCTGCATTGTAATATCCATCAAACCTCTTTAGGTATTCCACAGGTTTTGTGAGGCTTGGGAAGTCATAAGCATGCTGTCTTATTATGTCTTCCATTCTGTTTCTGCCCTCGGAAGTAAGGTTTCTGTATGCGTATATTACTGCACCATAGAACGGCTCTTTTTTCCCACCGATGGTCTTCGCCGCCTGCCGTGTTGCCATGCAGTAGTCAAGTTCCCACCTTGCGCGTTCATAGTCGCTTTCTGTAATCTCCAACTTCCCATTCTTTAGCCTTGTGGATAACCAACCGCTACTTGGGTAGTTGCAATTCGTAGCAGACATAACGATTGTCCCTATTGGAAGTTCCTTATACCTGTCTAATAGACTCTGTAATCGCTGATAATTCTCGTTACCGCGGATTGCGTATGACTTCACGAAGTCTTTGAGACCCCAGTTGCTCTGATGGATATTCATCTGAATACACTCGTTGATTCCGATACCGTCCTGCACCATGTAGTGGACAGGCAGGCGCAGTCTCTCCAACGCGGACAGTCTGCCCTGTCCATCAATGACTTCCATCTTCTCGTTGACGAGAATCGGCGACAGGACATATCCCACCTTGTTGATGGACTCAACGATTTTGCTTACTCTGCCGTCTGTAACGGCTCTGTTACCCTCCATGCTCTTGAACATAGAGTAGTTGGTTGTCTCATAAATGTTGTAACCAGTCTCTTTCATTCTCTTTACCTCTCTAACTTTCTCATAGCATCTTTAACTGTTATAAACTTGTATGGGGTTATCCATTCTCCATTCCAGTAGTATTCTTCTACGAGGCAATCTGCCACATCTACTACCTTATCTCCCGAATGGACATCTTTGTCGTGTGTAATGAACAGAACTGTTCCGCCGTATTTATGCGCATCGACAATCTTGGATAGGAGTGCTTTCTGTCCCTGCTTGAACTCACCTTTGAGATTCTTTATCTCACCGAGAATGAGGAATCCTTTGGGAGTAACATGGAACAAATCTATGTCACTACACACGACTCCGATGTTGGAGTAATCCATATTAAGTTCTTTCTCTGCCCAATCCCTAATCATTCTTAAAACGGAATATCCTCGTCCGTGAGAGCCGTGAATCCTGTGTCGTTCTTCTCGTCTATCATGTAGAACTCAAGAACCATCAACTCTATGACTTTCTTCTTTTCTCCATTGGACTCGTATTCTCTCGCAGTCAAGAACCCATCTTTTATGTCGATTCTTGCCTTGTTGTCTACCTCTATCCCCTTGCGGAACTTTGTAGGCAAATAAGAACTTACCCACGTTCCGTCCTGCTTTTTGCTTGATACGCCGACTGCGTATGAATACCACTTCCCATTCATTCCGTCATGCTCGTTGCGGAATACTGTTGCCTGTCCACTAACCTGCATTGAACATACCTCCTAACCTTTCTCTCAATTCCTGTGGCATCTGCTCTGCCTTGAAATCCTCCCTCTCGTAATCCTCTTTAACAAACTCTTTATACTTTTTAGGTTCTATGACCTTTGGCTTCTCGCGTTCTTCTTTCCTCGCCCACGACAGTATGGTCGCGTAGTGGTCTTTGTAGGTCTTGCCCTTTGACCGCATATATACCGAGAGAGCCTCAATCCTATCCTTGTAGTCCTTTGGGAACTTTTCTTTTAGTTTATTGAACTCTTCTTCCTTGAGTTTCACGTTCTTGAACTCGCCGTATATATTCTTATCTATACTATCCTTACCTATACTATTCTGGGTTTCACAATGGTCTACCATTGGTATACCAACTGGTATACCATCATTATTTTTCGTGTACGAACCATTGTCCTCTACCGTCAACTCCGCCTTTTCCTCAATGTAAGTTGTCTCCTTATATCTGTCGGAGCGAAGATAATTGTTTATCCGCCAATGCTTGATTACTATTACTCCACTATCGAACAGGAGAACGAACTTCTTCGCTATTAGAATCTGCATGTCGTCCTGTGTAGCACCGACCTGCCTCATAATAGACTTCGGGGAATTGACAAACCCATCGTCGTCCGCGAACATACCGAGTGTAAAGTACAGACACCTTGCACTCATTGGCATGTCAAGAAACGCATCGCTCGTTACTATTGTCTTTGCAAACATTCTCCGTTCTGCCATTTACCATTTCTCCTTTAACTGTTCCATTTCACTTCGTGTTATCGTATTGATTCCTGCCTCCTCTGCCATTTGAACCACATAGTTCGTCAGTCTGTATAACTGGTCGGCATCGTAGACACTTGCCCCTCTGTAGAGCCGTAACGTGGTTTCTTCTTCTCCTCTAAAGACTGTCTCGGCAAACCACCCTATTCCGTTTCTCTGCCAGTCCTCTATAAGTTCTTTCGAACTATCGTTTGGAACTTTCACATCGTTCCACAACCCTACGTCTCTTACCGCAAGTCTGTATATGTCCTCCTTTGTGAGCGACATAAATCCGTGTCTTCGCTTTGCTATCGCATCGCACAATGCCCACATGTAGTTGTGCATATCTCTCGACTTATTCTTTGGTTTCTTTAGGGTTATCGTGTAGCCCGTGAGGTCTTTTCCGAGTACGTCTTTGAATTCATCAAGAGCCTCGCGTTCAACTTGAAACCCTACCAATGGAGGCGCGGGCGGCTTGAACTTAACCCAACACTTTTTCACTCCTACTTCAATCATCTAAATAATTTCTCCCTATCAACTCCATGAATTCTTCTCTCGTATGTGTCTCCTCAAACTTCTTTTGACACTCCTGTTTCAAGTAGAGGTCAACGTCCTTGTCATTGTGAGGGGTTGCGTTTGGTGAATTTTCTACATGCATGTCATGTCGCAGATAGCACCAAAACCCATGTTCATCACTAATGCGCCTGTTCGCAGTACCGAAGTAAATGTGGTGACAATCCAACCCATTTCCCTCATACCCTGTGAGGTAACACTTCTTCTCGTCCTGCATTATTGACGGCTTTCTCATATCGTCTAACTCCTCTACTAATGGTTTGAGACACTTTAGAAATCTCTTTACTTCACCCTTTTTATATTTGACTCTATGTACCTTTATCCTACTCTTATCCACGGTCGGCGTGTCTGTTTGATAGTCATGCTCCGTGAGTCCGTACGACAGGATATACAATCCCTTAAAGTCATCACGGCATTGTTGCCATACATACATTTCCGTCTGCACCTGCGCCTCTATGTACGGAGTAATCTCAAACGGCTTATCTGCTTTGTGAGTCTTGACCTCAAATATCATTCCGTCTTTATCTCCGTCGTAATTAACGCGCAGTCTCAAGTCTTCAATGATTAACTGTCTGTCCTTATTGATGTCCTTATCAAATGCCTCAAGGATTGGGTGTTCAAACTTTGTCCCTGCATCTGTATAGATGTTGCCTGTAAAGTCTGGTTCTTCTATACCGCACTTGACTCTCCACCACTTCTGCCATGTCTGCGTTGTGTGGTTGGGGTTTATGACTTTATATGAATCACTCGCCCCGAACCAATACGCTCTGTCTGTATTCGAAATCATATGATTTCCCACACCACTTCTCGCCAAGCATCTTTCCACTCGTCGTTCCAATCACCGACATCGCAGAAGTATTCTCTTGCCGTATCTTCAAGCCATTGTCTGTACCCCTCTTTGATGGAGTCTCTTATGTCCTTACGGCTCATGGCGTTGTCTATGATTTCGTATGCAGTTTCGGGGTTATCGAAATCTCTGTAGTTTCCGTATTCACAATCTCTGCACATTACTTTCCCTCCAACCATTCAATCAGTTTAATGAGTCTCGCATCGTCAAGTTCTTCAATGCTATTGACTTTCCCTTTGGCGAGAATGTCATCATGTGTGACTCCCTTGACAACCATCAAAGCCTCTACCTTGTCCATTAACTCTTCTCTTGTGAATGTCACGTTAGCCGTGGCATCTTCGGGCAGGTCTTCCCCTGCGTAGATATACAGTCCAAGTCCGTGTCTTGCACAAGCCTTTGTGAGACTTCTCTGTATCGCTTTATTTACATCGAAACTTGTGATATTATCTACAGGGATAGACTTGTTTCTGTAGTCCATTACAGGGAGCATTTCAATGTGTTCAATTCCCTCAATGGTTACACCAGTCTTGACCCACGCGGTCTTTCCGTCTGTGTGGTAGCACCAACCGTCTGCGTTCTCGTAGACTGTGTAGTTGGCGGTCGGATATGCTTTCTTTACTTCCGACCATGCCCATGCCCATGACAGATAGGTAAGACCGTTTTTCTTTTCAACGTGGTCGTTCACGTTGATTGAGTTCAGTTTCTCAAAATAATTCATTCTGTCTCCTCCAATCCTAAAAACTTACTGATTCTTCTCTTGGTGGGATTCGTCTGTGGGATATTCGCGTAAGGCTCACATAATAGTTGTCTTACATATCCACTCTTCGTTCCCACCGCTTTGGCAAGGTCGGCGCACTCCATGTCTCTCATAATCATTTCGCACTTGACCTTTTTCTGCCATGCCGAGAGCATTACTCACTCTCCTTGCGAACTACATAGATGTCGTTCATGCTCTTGATGAGTTTTACATCGAGACCATATCTCTTTGCCGTACTGAACACCGTTGAGTAAACCGCATTAGCCTCTCTCTTTGACTCACACTCGAACTTGATGTTCTTGTCTCCGTTCTCCCAGAACTCCATCAACGCAAGCGATGATTCTCCGAGTCTGTTTCTTCCGATGTTAGTTGGCATTTCTACGTTCTTTTTAATCTTCATTCTCTTTCCTCCTTAAACTCTTATGTCCATGAAGACTGGACACTTCTCTGTGTTAAACTTCGTTCTTGTCCCGTTTCTGTGGCACAATCCCCATGCTCCTCGGTGGTCGCCGCTCGCGTCGTAGAACTGGCAATCGCAACATCTACTTATTACTTTCTTATCCTCGTGTTCTACTATCGCGATTAGTTTGTCCAATTCGTATCTAACTGTCGCAGGGGTTCTGTCCAATGATTCGAGATAATCGTTCAACTGATTCTGTAGGTCGGCATAATCCGTTCCCACAACGATTTTCACTCTCAATAAAAAACACCACCCTTTCTTTTGGTGGTGTTTGCGGTGTCTCCCAAATTATGATTATCGGAAGAGTTACCCTCAAACCCACCTATTTTTCTTTGCCGAGAACTTGGTATAAAAGCGTCTCTACATAGTTTGATAAATTTCTGTTCTCCGCTTTTGCCTGCTCGACGATTCTTCGGTAAAGTTCTTTATCAATCGTTACGGCAAGCCGTTCTTTTGTCATGTCCTCACCTCCTTTGCGAACTCATTATAACACACAATTGCATACAATGCAACCCCTAAATTTAATTTTTTTAGAAAAAAATAAGAACCCCCGACCGAAGCCGAGGGTTCTTACCTATTATTTACGCCTACTTTCGCGGAGTTTTTTCACTCGCTTTCTATAAGCGTCATTAAGTGTTGATTCAGTTGTGAAGTCCGAACTGCTGAACGGATTTGATATATGTCCCTTGGTTACAGTTTGGGATTTGCCTGTAACCGCAGGCGCGGACGGTGCGTTATATCTTTGCGCCGTGATGGTCTGCTTTGCAGGTTTCGTTCCGCTTGCAAGTTGCGGAGTATAGGTAGAGCCTTTACTTCCTCCGCCACCGCGACCGCCGCGTCTTCTTCTGCCACCGCCACGACCACCTTTTCCTTTCTTCTTTTCATCATCAAGAAGTCCAGAGTCGTTGGCGTGGGAGTAATTACCAATTTCGCCAAACGGATTATTCTCGGTGTCGCCAGTAATAACGGTATAGACCGCCGCCTGTTCCTCTGGTGTCTTGTCACCGTACTCTTTTCTTACGGCATCTGCGACCTGTTCCAAATCCCACTTGTGGTTTTTATCTGCGCTTATATCATACTTCTTGCAGAACTTGTTGATTCTTTTGTCAGTCCACTTGAAGTCCTCGCCAGAGTGTCCCTCTACGAGACAACGCCCTGCGTTCATACGCGCTTTGCCGATATACGGAGAAGCAATAAGGTAAGCACCGTCGCGATAGCCGTTCTTGGCGCAAATCATAGCCTTGTCGTAGTCGTCAAGTTGAGATGCATACTGTTTGTCTGGGTCTCCTAATGCGTCTGCGCCTCTGTTCATGGCTCTCATTGTGACCTTGAAGTTCTTGTCGGTATATCCTGCGTCGATATACTTCTTCATGTCTTCAAGACCTTTCTTGACGGAATATTCTTTTGA